GGTATCAAACTTATGCAAAACGATGACTCTAAGGACAAAAAATGCTGACACTTCTTTCAACCCTGATTTCTTTCCTGATGGGCGGCCTGCCCAGGCTGCTGGACTTTTTCCAAGACCGCGCCGATAAAGTCCATGAGTTGGCGTTGGCGCAGATGCAAATCCAGCGCGAGTTGGAATTGCGCAAGGCTGGCTTTGAGGCGCAAGAGCGCATTGAGCATATTCGGTCAGAGCAGCTGGCCACCGAAAGCGCAGCCAACACTCAACAAGTTTTAATTGGGGCGCAGCAGGCCGAAATGCAGGCTATCTATGCACACGACACAAGCCTAAACGAAGGCACAAGCCAGTGGATGAAAAACCTACGCGCCAGCGTTCGCCCCGTCATTACTTACGGTTTCTTCTTTTTGCTCTTGTTTGTAGACGTTGGCCTGTTTGCCTATGGCTGGCATAGCGGTGCTACATTTGTGGAGTTGGCCGAAATGCTGTGGGACTCTGACACCCAAGCCCTGTTTGCCAGCATCATTGCGTTTCACTTTGGCGGCAGAGCATTTGGCAAATGAACGTCAGCCCCAAAACAATTGAAATGATCAAACACCATGAGGGTGTTCGATTTAAACCATACCAGTGCCCAGCCAAGCTGTGGACAATAGGAGTAGGCCATGTTCTTTACCCAAATCAAGGCAAGATGCCAATTGATCAAAGAGGCAGTTTCCAACTGGCTCAAGAAGATAACCGATCGTTTTCAAAAGACGAAGTAAATGCGATTCTTAGGGCAGACCTTGCTCGGTTTGAGAAAGGCGTGGCTACTTATTGCCCTGTGCCTCTTACTCAAGGACAGTTTGACGCACTTGTATCGTTTTCATTCAATGTTGGGCTAGGCACACTGCAACGCTCAACCATGCGCCAAAAAGTTCTTCGGGGCGACATGGCGGGCGCTGCCGAAGAACTTCTGAAATACTGCATGGCTGGCGGTAAAGTCTTACGGGGACTTCAGAACCGGCGCATCGATGAGCGCGCCTTGTTCCTTAGTTAAGGCTCGGTAGGCTTCAATGGCCGTCTTCAGATCGCATTGAAGATGCTGAATGCGGTCATCTTGCTCACACAACTTGGCGTAGGATTCGTCAGCAAACTTGGCCAAGTTAGCTTGGCTCCATGTCTGAAAGTCTGGCCTGTTAATCATTGACTTCTTTCTTTGACGGCGCGTCTAGTTCACGGCGGTAATACTTCATTGGCATCTTGGCTTTTTTATCCAATTCTTTGCGCAGCCATTCAGCGCCGCCAAGTTCTTGCAAGATCATCCAATGTCTGTCAGACATTCGGACTTGTCTTCCTATGAGGGGTTCAGGTGGTTTTGGTCTTGGCATTTTGTCTCAAGTGTTTACCAGTTGTTCGTCTGACCCAGCAAAGCTGGCAGTTCCATTTTTCGCCCATGTCAATGCCGCCCTCTGGCGGTCTGCTTTCTTGACATTTGGTGCAAAACTTTAGCTGATGCACGGGTGCAACTCGGCCCATTTGAATTGCTGGCATCATCAGCGCACTCTCCTCAAAGGCTCAATGTACTTTTCTGCGGGTGGTGGAGGTGGAGTCATAGTTTCAGAAGGCGGTGTCCAACCGTGCTTACGCCAAAGGGCTTGCACATCTGAGCCAGACTCCCATTTAAAGTCTTTCAAAGGCGTTAAAGGGTAACTAATTTTTGAATATGGTGGTTTTTCTAACATGCTGTCTCCTCAAAAGGGGATTTGATCCCATTCCCAATGTTCGCACTCAACCGTGCCGGTAATCCACTCTAGCGGTGGTTTTGCTCCAAACTGCTTACAAATGCCTGTCTCGAAGTTGTTGCACTGTCGGCAATTTACTTGTATCAAATTTACTTGTTTGACTTGACTGTCCAAATGTCTCTTGATTGCGTTTAGTTCTATTAAATTCATAATCTTTTACCTCTGTGTATTTTCCATTTTTACGGGTTGCAATTCTGGCTGGTTCTTCAATGTCGTGAAATTCAAGCCATTCAAGCGCGTCTTGCGTACCTGATGGCATGGATTTATTCTCCCTGCGCATCCACCAGTTCTCGGCTTTTTGCCTGGCATAGCCCACATGGTTAAAACAAATCCATTCGCTGGCCACCCGAAGCAGGCCGCCGTAGTAGTCAACCCGCATAGAGTCTGGCTTGCCTTCTTTTTGGTGCAATTTGTAGTCAACCCGTGACACGTCATGCCAAACCAGTTCGGCCATAGCTGCTTGGCTTGATAAAAGCGCAGCATAAGAAACCTTGGCATCCATTGGCTTGGCTTCTTCTTCCCTGATCGTGCAGCCACAATGGACACACACAAGCGCAGCTGGTGCGTTGCGTTCACCGCAGTCTGGGCAGATGCTGTAAGGCGCTTCTTGTGGGCCTGACCTTTTCTTAGCCCTGCCTTGGATCGTGTCCACCGGCCCCAAGCGTTCCACGGTGTCGGTAAAGTCAAGCACCAAGCAGTCATCTTTGCCGTCTGCAATGCGTGTGCCCCTGCCCATGCCCTGCACATAAAGCACCGGCGACTTGGTGGGCCTGCACCAGACAATGCAATCCACGTCTGGCACATCAAAGCCAACTGAGAGCGCCAGCACGGTGACTAAGCAATGAATCTGGTGATTCTTAAACTGGCGAATCAAGTCTTCACGTTCTTGCTTGGGTGTCTCACCGCACACAACGGCGCTCACAATGCCAAGCGCGTTCAGCTTGTCAGACAGGCTTTCAGCGTTAGCGACACTCGGTGTAAAGGCGATCCATTTCTTGCGCTCTGAGGCGATTCTGGTGGCTTCTACGGCTACTTTGGCAAGGTATTTCTCAACTTCACGGGATAATTCGCCAACTTTGTAGTCACCATTGGAAATGCCAACATGACTAGCATCAATGCGAGTCTCAATGCGCTCGGTGGGTGGGACTAATGGCGCAATGAACTTGGCATCAAGCAATTCACGCATGGACACACGGCTTGCAATGCCAGTAAACAGCGGATCGTCGCCATCTGTCAGCCAGACCTGATTGCCCCTAAAAGGCGTGGCGGTCATGCCAACAGTCCTGAACTCGCACAATTCACCTAGCTTGGACAAGAAGTTGCGGTACATGCCTGCATCGTTTGCCTTCTGGCTCACTAGGTGAGCCTCATCAATCACCACGGCCTTGATGTTGCCAAGCAAGTGCGCAGCCTTGTGGATGCTGCCAATGGTGGCCACAATCACATCGGCGTTGTACTTCTTTGTGCCCAGGCTTGCGCTGACATACCCCACGCTGATGGTATGGGGTAGCAATGCTCTGAGTTTGGCCGCATTCTGCTCGGCCAGTTCTTTGGATGGAACTAGCACCACAGTGCGGGGATGGTAGTCTGGCCACTGATCCCACATCTGGCGCACAATCTCAGCGCAGATCACCGACTTGCCTGCGGCGGTGGGCAACACCAAAAGGGGAATGTCGGCATCCCCTTGGTGTTTTGTCCACCAGCCAAACAGTTCGGTAACTGCGCGGGATTGATACTCACGCAGGATCATCGTCGCGCTCCAAAAGCATGGCATCGGCTATTTTGTAGGCATCCCGTGCCAACTGGTAGACATTGGGATGGCTCTCAGTAAGTAAGCCAATAACCGCTTGGGCGGCAAAATAGTCTCTCAATGTAATGTGGTCAATCGGTGGGGTGTTCATACAAATCGTCCATTATGTTGTTTGCGTAAATCCAAGGCAAATTTGTCCACCAAAGCGGTCTTGTCTGCGCAGGCATGGATTTCAGCGCTGCTGATGTAGTCTGGGTTAACCTCTGGGTCACCATTGACAAACTGCTTGCCGTCTGCCATCTGATAGACAACACCATTATCAGACGTGCTGTCAACTGGCGTGGCTGTCTTGGCAAGCAAAATAGGGATGTAGCGGTGGTTGCCACAACCCTTGCGCTGTTGTTCTGTCTCTAAGTCAGTGCCGTGGGATGCGCATGACCACCGGCCTTGGCCATCCAGTTCTGGTGTGCTGTAAGTACATGACCGGCAAGTTGTTGCCGGTACGTCTGTGCCGTGGCAAATTGCTTGGTAATCACAAAACTTGCACTCAAACCATGTTGGGTCAGTAGACACCCCAACTGGTGGCTCAACACTGGTGATTACCGCCATAGCCTTGTCAACCAGTGCTTGCGCTTCTTTAGCGTCAAACTCTAAGCGCTCGGTGTAAATGTCGTCATTGTCTTTGTTCACCACAAAGTACAGTGCCCGTTGGCAGCCATCGTTTCCAAACTGGTCAATTGACCACTTCATGTATATTTGCATCTGCGCGTAGTGTTCGGGTTTGGCTTTCTTTACGCCAGATTTCTGCATTTCCTTAAACATTTTGTCAGATGCTGTTTTTATTTCCAGTAAATGCGGTGACTTGGAAGCCTGCGGCAAACCCGTAATGATGCCGTCAGCGTTGCCTTGAAAGTGGTGGCCAGTAGATGGTTCGGTAAATGACCACTGCTTGCCGGTGGCAGGGTTGATCTGATAGACCGTGCAGCCAATGCTAGACAAGTCAGCATAAACCCTTGGCTCTTGTAAATGGCCAGACTGAAAGACTCGGTACAGGCGGCCAGAGAACTGCGCAGGCTTAGACCACCGAAATGAGTACCAGTGCTGGCGCAGGCAGGGCTTACCAATGGCAGAAGCGCCAAGGTAAGGGCGTTGTGCTTCCACGCCATACTTTGCCTTGTAATAGGCAAAGATGGCATCGGCCACAGGATCAGTAACTGATTGTGGAAGTAAAGCCATTATTTTCTGGCCCAAGCTGGTGCTTTAGATTTGGCGGCTTCTTGCTCGGCTGTTGGCCATGCAGGGGTTTCAGCAACGGGTGAGGGTGCAGTAGCTGGTGCGCTAACACCACCACCGGCAGACTCATAGCCCTTGATGTTGTTGCTGGCCTTGTAGATGCCTTGGGCTTCACGCACGGTCACATTGATGCGAACTGGCTTGAAGTGCAGGGCGGCAGTGTCCATCAACTTAATCACATTCACCGCATGGCAAAGCGCAGACAACTGGCTTTGTGCAATGCGTTGTGTGTCTTCGCTACTGTGGCGAATGTTAAGGTTCTCCCACACACGGCGGCCTTTGAACTGGCCATCAATGATTTCAAAGGTCAGCTTCAAGCCTTCGCCATTGCCAGACTTCAGTGGCTGCACATCAGATTCGGTGATGTGTGCCAAATAAGTACCGGCAGGCAGTGGGCCTGTAGATGCTTGGGGGGCGACGGTAGATGCGTCAAAATTAAACTGAGCCATGATAAATTTCCTAAAAAGTTAAGTTACGAACTGGGGTGATCAAGACTGCGCTACAGTGAGCGCTGCTTGGAATGCCGTCCAGTCAAGCGGCATATTCTGAAGGCCAAAGCGGTTACCACCGCAATGCGCCGGATGGGGTTCAACGTGCAAGATGCGCTCACCAGTTGTCGTGGCCTTGGTTTCTTTCTTAGAGAACCCTGCATCGGTCTTGCTGGTAAAAATGCGGTAGCCTGCATAGCCAATGACATCAGCCCACTCTTGTACAAGACCCGCGGCCTTGTCGTGCAGTTTCAGCACATGGCTGTCATAGCCCTCGGTCAGCGGGTCTTCAATGCGCTTGATCTTGTCGTGCGCTATCAAAATGATACCCATGCCCTTGGCAGATCGCAGGACTTCTAAGCCAGACAGAAGGTTGCGCCATTCTTCAGCAGCGGCAACGTAGCCCTTACCGAAGCCTGGTGCTTCTATGTTCTTCCAGTTATTCTGCTTACACACATACTCTTGGATCATAGGTTCAAGCCAATCAAGCGAGTCAATGAACAGGGTTTGGAAGTCATGGTCTTGGTTGATCAGCGTGTCAATGGCTGCATAAACTTCGGGCAGGCTTGCGGCCAGTGGGAAAGCGTTAGCGTCCACAGCGTCAGCGCCGTCTTCGGTCAGGATGCCAATGGCATTGGGGGCCATAGCAGCAAAGGTTGTCTTGCCAATCTTGCCTTGGCCTACCACAACAATCTTGGGTGAGCGTACACGTTTGGTTTTGGAAATGGATGAGAGATCGAAGGCCATGTTAGTCTTTCAGTTCAATGGATGGTTTTGCGGGTTTGCTAGTGATGAACACAGCTGCTTTGTTGTAAGCAGCAGGGTCAATTTCTGCGAGGGTGCGAAGGAATGCCAAGTTAACCTCGGCTTTCCAACGAAATGCGTTCTTGGCATTGGTTGGCAAATCTTCGTAGTCAGCGGCCAGATGGTCAGTGTTGACTGTACGATTGAGTTTCCATGTGATGGTAAACTCCTCATCGTTGTGTGAGCCTTCGTTAGATTCGGGCTTGGCAAACTGGTCTGTGATCAGACCCTCAATGCGTAGGCGCTCGGCCTTGGCATCTGTTTCGGCTTGCTTGGCTTTGCGCAGCTGTGCTGCCAGTTCAGAGATCGTCATTTTTAAAGTCCTCAAGTGCGGTGGTTGTAATGTGGTCAACAATGCCCTGCAAGAGCAAATGCCCAATGTCAATGTCTGTGCCTTTGATGTAGGCGCTGACAAGTTCCATAGTTTCGGCGTAGTCAGGCTCACTAGGTAAGCCATCGCCGTCTAGTGAGCCAAGTTCTTCTGGCATGTATTCCAAGTGGCAAACCAGTTCGACACCCTCAACCTCACATTCAAACTCAGTTATCCCCATGGGGCAAGCCGGTGTCGGGTTGATCTTTTGGCGGTTGTGCGCAGCAACCAAAGTGGCAAAGGCTTCAAGTTCCTCAATGGTAAAGATGGCCAAGGGTGCAGCGCCCGTTGCAGCCAGACGCGCCATTCGGACAATATCGTCACGATTCATGTGTTCTTCTCCTCAATGTTGTAAAACCAATCGTCACCCGCAGACCACTTGCGTGTGCCATCCACCGTCCACAAAGACCTTGCGGCTTGGAAGTCAGGGAACTTTGTCTCAGCAGGGATCAGGCTCTGGTCATACCAAAGGCATCGGTTGTTGGGCTGGCAAGCGAACTGGCCATTGTCCAAAGCAATCCAGTTAAAGGACTTGTGTTCCTCGGCCTGCTCGGTGAAGCCCGTGTCCAAGTCCATGTTGTCAGCACAGAAGTCCACAGTGAACATGTACCGCCCAAAGTGCCATTCCTTGTCTTTGCCAAGGAACTTCACGCCAAGGTTGCGCAGGCCAATCTTTTCAAGGATGGTGAACCGGTAACCCATGCAGTCCCATAGTTGCAAGATGTCAACGGGTAGATTGCCAGACAGCGTGGCATCTGTATGCCAGACGTAGGCATGTATCGGCAGCTTGTCGTAAAGCGCACCATAGGCAGGCAGAAGTGATTCAATGCGAAACACTTGGCCACGCAAGGCTTTGAGGCTGATCCAAACGGCAGGCTCTAGTTCGCCATGCCCCTTTTCAAAGTTGTAAAGGAACTCCTTGCGTACAAAACATTTGATGGGCGGCAGTGATGCAATGATGTAACTCATGATGACCACCATGCAACCAGTAGGACGGCCAAGCCAACGCCAATGGCGATGGCCAAGAGAAAACCCAATGCGGCATCGGCCCGTGCATTGATTCTTTCGTTTTTGATTTCGGGGTAATAAAAATGTTTGCTGTGTTTCATGTTGTGCTTTCGGGGGCCGTGGCCCCGTTTGGTTTAGTTTGAGAAATCGTTGTTAGCAATGGATTTTTTGGCATCTTTTAAACGCAAGCAAGACCAGCGAAATTTGCCATCAACATGGATTTCCCAACTGGATGACAATGTGTTGCAGCGAAAGCCATAGTCCTGAACACGAACAATGGTGATGTTGCCTTGAGTAAAAACTGTTTTGCGGTTCATGTTGTTTACTCCTTAAGCGCGTGTAGAACGTGTACCAATCAAATCACCATCCATGATTTGGAACATAATGGTCTTGGCAATGTTGAGGGTCTTGCGAGCGCCTTCTGTGTTGCCGTAACCCATTTGCTCTT